TTGATAAAAAATACGGACAGGGTGGGATAGGGTCTGCGGCTGTTAATGCTTAATCAGCCAGCGCCCTCATGCGGTCAACCAAACGCCTAGCTCGGTTTGGAACCTGCGTATACCATCTGGAGTCAACCATCTCGTCTGCGGCCTTATTCCAGTCCCTGGCATCAACGCCAGCCTTCATGCCCTTGAATTTGGAGAGGCGCGGTCTGCCCATATTAAACATCATATTGCAAATGATATGCTGTGCTTCTTCGGGTAAATCGTCAAAGTCCTCGTAAAGAACTTTGCACTCGTCAATGGTTACGGACATATCCAATGCGAACAATTTCTTAACACGTTCTTGTTCAACAACTGTGCCTACGGGTTTGCCGTGTTCTTCATCATTTTCAGTTATCAAGTGACCAATTCCACAAGTAGGAAGACCAAGATGATCCAAATATATTTCATACTTACAGCCCTCGTCAGCGGCTATTTCTTCGCGTAATACATCTTTGTTCATTTTATGGGTTCCCCAATAAGGCCGCTGTAGAGCCTGTTATGCCCAGAGCTTGAGCTACACCAGGATTCGCTGCTGCCTGTTGTCTAATTGTACTGGTTCCTGCTGGAGCCGTTGGTTGTGTTACGTTTATTGATCCTATACCAGATGCTGTGTTTGGTTGAGTCATTTGACCTTGTATTGCGGACAATTGTTCGCCTATGCCAGAGCTATCAATAACAGAAGAAATCTGTCTCTCAGCTTCACGAGCGCCCTCTTGTATAACTTGTGGAGGAGTCTGGATAGAGGCATTTGTGAAAGCCTGAGACATAAGCCTACCCAAAGTTCTAGCTCTTTCCTCTGGGTTTTCACCCTTAATCTGTTTTCTATACTGCTTCAGAATGTCATCGTAATATCCACCAGAAGAAAATACCCTGCCAATAATAGTTAGCTTTAGTAGCTTATCTAAATTTTGTAGAGGGCTTGCTGCAATGTTAGCCGCAACCAAATCGCCGCCTTTAACAGTCCTTGCGTTAAACTCTAATATCTTTGCAAAAGAAACCATATCATCAGCCATGCCTTCATCAAATATGGCTTTTAGTTTACCACTATCCTCTGCGTCCAATATGCGTTTTGCAAAATCACCAAGAGCTTTTCCATCAGTGGTTAAACCGTCACCAAAATCTTCAATCAATCTTTCCATGTAATTACCGCGTATTTTGTCTAACGCGGCTTGATCACCTTCAAAGCTTTTGACAATTTTATTGATGTCTGACGCATTGGTTGATCTATGAGCTATAAGATCTGCGGCTTCAACAGAATTCAGTCTACCAGATGCAAGCTTCTGAAAAGCAGCGCTCTTATCTGCTTGGAATATTTGTTTCTGTGCATTTATGACACCTTGCATCATGCCAACGAGATTTTCATCTCCACCCTCTTGCAATATTCTACTAACTGTCGCTTGATCCATTTTAGACAAAGATGTGCGATCAATTTGTTTTGCAAGTTGTCTTATCTTGTTAGCATCAGCACCAAATAACTCATCTGCTGTGCGCCCAAGATCTTTAATTGATTTGGCAAAGGCGGCACCTTTAAACGTCTCTGGAGCGTAATTGTCTAAAGCACTGATACCTGATTTATCTAGAGCGTTTCTTAACCACTCGCCAGCAAGCTTCTGTCTAAATTGTTCAGCCGCTGCGTCAGCTTCTCTACCAGTGCCACCAGCCGCAAGTCTTACGGCTTTTAAGGTACGAGAAAGAATTTGAGGCTTATCATTCCTTATAATTCTATCCATGCGAACATCATCAACGCCAACTCTTTGACCGTCCGATGTTTTTTGCCTTAATCTTTTAATTACACCTGCCGATTCTAATTGATCAAATACGTCTGCTCCACGTTTATACTGACCACGGGCTATGTTTAATCTTTCTGATGCACGGCGTAAAATATCTGCACCATCTGGCGTAATATTTTTGCCAGAAGTTGCAATAATATCATCAATATTCCCAACAGTTAGCTTGGAATCTAGGTCATCAATCATCCTAGATATGTATTTAGCCTCTGTGCCTTGCGCTCTCATTAAAATGTCATTAAGAGTTTTACGAGTCTTATATATTTGTTCAAAAGATTCTGATCTGCTCAATGTGTTAATTGCTTTGATTGCAGAATCAAGCTCTTTCATAGTACCGCCAGCTATGCCTGAAGCTTCTATTCTTTTCGCTTCTGATGCCAACTTTTTAATAGTATCTACAGGAATAATTTGTTTTGTACCAGCAGCGCTTTCTAAAGCATCATCAATTGGTCTAAACAATGATGTCATTTGATCATCAAAAGATTTTTGTGCGTTAGCTAGTATTCTAAATGTTTCATCCTCAAGATTAAGGTTTTTCTCAGCCGCCGCACCAATGTCTTGCGCCAAATCATCAAGAGTTTTAAGCACTGCTTCTTGTGCCTCTCTCTCAGCAGACTTGAGCGCCTGTGCTTGCTTACCTGTAGCGTTGAGTATAATCCCACCAACTTCTTCATCAGAAGCAGCGCCTACTTGCGCTCTTAAATCTGCGATCTTTGTTTGTAATATTTCGTTGTTTTGTTTTAAACGCTTTGATGTGCCAAAAGTTTTTTCAGCTATAGCCTGTTGCCTAGCGACAAGCGCTGGCGCTCTAACCGCCCCTAAACTTGGCACCATGCCCATTTCAAGTGATTCGCCAGCTACTTTAAGCTCTTCGTCAGTAAGACCTTTACCGGGCTTTACAGAACCTCTAATACCCCTTACGCCAGCGCCTAGTATGCCAAAGGTAGCATCAGCCAAGAAACCTATCGTGGCTTCTGTAGCAACGTCTTTTAATACTTCTTCATCTTTTTGTGTTTGTGTGCCACGAATAGCTTCAAATATTTCTTCTGCACCTTGACCAGTACCAGCACCAACACCAGCGCCTATCGCCGCACCAAGGATCGGGATAGGTATAAGTGCCTGACCAGTTATGGCACCGCCGATAGCACCAATGACTTCTGGCGCTATGCCAGCCAAATCAGAAAGGTCATTCATGCTAAAGCCTTCTTCATCAATCAAGGTAAGCTTTTCTGCATTAACTCCAAGCTTTGCTGCGCCTTCAGGCGTTACGGCTAAACGACCTCGATTGTCACGAGCAAAGTCAGTCTGATCCAGTCCATACCTTCTTAGCACGGCAACTTGATCATCATCTGTCTCTGCCAAAGATAGCTCTGCGCGGAGTCCAGCGTTTTGTATGCCAGACTTTGTGTCTACATCTTCTGGTGCAAAGCCTTTGAACCCAGTTGATTTTTGACTTACCTGTATAGAGTCTAAAGGATTTCCTGTTCTAAAATCAGTAATTCCAGAATAATCTTCTTGTGGAGATAAAGCCGCTAATACTGAACTAACATCATCGGGATTAGAGTCTAAAGCTTTCCTTGCCGCAAGTTCTGTTCTTGCATCAAGGTTTCCAGACTCAAGAGCTTTTCTTATTTGCAACTCTTCAAAGTCTTGCATTAGGTGATACCTTGTTTTTTACGAAGGGCTTCTAATTCTTTTCGTTCGTCTTTATTTAATGTCTGACTCGCCCTAGTTTGAGTTCTTGGCATTAATCTGGATATATCATAATCAGTCATACCTTGCAGATTATCATAAGCTTGTCGAACATTTGCTCTGCCTAAACCAATAATGTCCTCATGTATTCTTCTTATTTTATCAGTCAATTGCTCTTTTGTTGTTACAAACTCTAAACCACCAACAATTTGCTCAACACGTTGTCTATCAGCATCAGATATAGTTTTACCAGCTTCTTGAAGAATTTGTGGAGCATACCGTGCTTGAATCCGATCAAATATAAGAGATATTTTTTGACTAGAAGTAAGTTGTCCTGGCTTTCCAAAGTCAACACCAATTGATCTACCAAAGGAGACTAAACCATCTTGAGTTTGATCAAAGATAGTAACGCCTTCATTATTTATGGTTGTAACCAACTCAGTAAGCTCATCTTCTGCTCTATTTAAGTTAGCGTTCATCATATTTATTTCGCCTAAAGCTCTTTTAGCTGCATCCTGCGGCACATAACTAACCCCTGTTCTTGGTCCTTTATAATTAGGGCTTTCATAGAATACAGGGACTTTTAAAAGATCTTTTGCTCCTGCTAACAACGGAACCATTTCAGGCTTGTCTCTATACTGATCACCTAACTCTGTGCCTTTCATAGCCTCTTTACGAATGGCATTAAATTGTGAGCCGGGTATAAGTTCAAATTGATCTGTAAATGCTTTGTCTGTCACCATAGCGTTTAATTCAAGAGGATTTAGATACGTTGATTCGGCTTTGTTAATATTTGAGGCAAATCCTTTTCCGTCTTTTGGAAGCACAAAGTATTGCTGTCTGTTAAGCATTTGTGCCTCATCTTTATCTTTACGACTAATAGCAAACTCAGCCGCTTTAATTCTAGTTGTCTTAGCTTCTTTACGAGCCGCAGCTAATGCTGGCATGGCTTTTTCACCAGCCGCCCCCACCTCTGATAGCATACGGCCTACGTTAAATCCCTTGCCAGCTTTATTCTGCATTAGCGCCAAGCCAAACGCCATCAAAGCCTGACTGTTATCTGGCTGACCAGAAACATCCAAACCAGTTAGTTCAGCAAACTCTTTCATGTAGTCATCATAATCTTTAGGCTTTGCGTCTGGCTTTACTTGCCTCAATACATCGTCAATAGCCGCAACAGTGGACTGTTTAACAGAATTGTCAGCGCCCTCTACAGCTTTGCCGCCACCAGCGGTGCCAGCACCACCTTGACCACTAAACACAAGACCTTGATCCGCATCAGCTTTGCTAAACCCACCACCTTCTTCACGAGTGTCGTCAACACTTTTCTGTGCGGCAGCGGCCTTGGCTAACGCCGCTGGAACACCACCAACAAAATCAGGAACACCTGTTCCGGGCATCCTACCATCATCAATTATGTCAGCAGGAGTTATGGCACCAGTGATTTCATCAACATCAACACCAAGAGGGTTATCAGCAGAGATAGCTTGAGCATCCGCAATCTGACTTCTAATAGCTGCATCTTGATCTGGATCTGTTGGAGTCTGCTGATAGCTAGGACCGCCGACTATACTGGTTGGCTCATCAATTCCCATAGATGGCGCTAAAGATCCTCCAACAAAATCAGGAATACCTGCGCCCGGCTTTCTTGGATCATCTGCTAACTCTTGCATTCTGCGTCTGTAAGCTGCATCTGATTCAGTTCCTAAAGTTGCTGCCGCAGCTACAGGTAAACCACCAACTATTCGCAATCCCTCAAGAGCGTCAATCCCTAGATTACCAAGACCTTGTAACAATTGTCCGCCTACAGTGTCAGCGTCTCCAGTAAATTTCGGGATTCCAAAATTTCTGGGTATAAACCCGCCTATACCTTGATACATATCACTGAAAGGTTTTAATCCACTCTCTCTTGGATTTGCTCTTGATACTTTTTCTAAGGTTGTTAGAGGACGTAGGTTGTAATCTCTTGGCACAGGATTAGCCATACGCCCGAGGCGAGTCATAAAATCTCTAGTGTAAAAATCGTCAACCGCCCCTATTCCTGAACCTTTTACTGGTTGCACCATCTAAGCTCTCCTATGCACTTACGCCAGAAGGCTTAATACCCTGAAGCGCAGTGTATGCACCAATTCCAGCTAAGAACGGGTTAGTAGCTGGAGTGGTTGTGCTTTTAAATGTAGAAGATAACCCCGCGCTAGGAATGCCTTTAAGAAGGTTCTGACCAATTTCCAACCGTGTAAATGGCTCTTGAGCAGCTTGTAGTTGATTTTGACGTTGCGCCTCAAGAACCTGCGATTGAAAGTTACGTCCTGTTTCGCCTAGCTGTGAAAGCATACCAAGATCAGCACGACCAAGTTCTGACTGTACACGCCCTAAATCAGCCGTTGTGCTGGCAAGACCACCAAATGCCTGTCCCAAACCACCCATAAGCTGTGCAGCCCTCTGAGAAGCCGTTAAAGCGTCACCAAAGCCCTTACGTCGTGCGTCACCTATAGCAGCTAATCTACGTCCCTCTGCCTCTGCCTCCATGATGCCCTGTCTTGAACCACCAAATGCACCAGATCGAGCAGCCTGTGCTGCTCTTTTCTGTTTGCCAATTTGTGCTTGACGGTTGATTTCGTCAATCACAAAGTTCTGATATGGGTTCATATACTGCTGAACAGCCGCCGCAGGACTTGATAAAAGTCCAAGACCGCCGCCTAAAGCAGCTTGTGCGCCCAGCGTTTGACCAGATGCTCCTGCAACAAAAGGAGCATAGGAGCCAACCATGCTAGGTGCTAAGGCAAAAGCTTGTTGTTGTAATGGATCAAGACCAGCTACTTGTTGAGCAGGAAGAGCAAGAGGCTTATCAAGAAGACCGGGTTTTGTCTGAGTCGTGCCACTAAACTCACCAAATGCTGTGCCAAGCAATCTCTGCTCAAGTCCCTCAAGATAAGGGGCTAGACGTTGTACTGATTCTACTGTTTGTGTAGACATTATGCCATCCCCTCAAATTTATCCATCATCCTATACATTCGATCTAAACCTCGATTTACATCACCTCCACCCGCGCCTTCAACAGCATCACGAGTCATAACAAATTCACCAGCCGTTAATAGTGCTGGCACATCATCTTTAGTTCCAGATCCCTCATACGGATTAATAGGGCCATCTCTTCTAGGAGGATTTGCTGGATAATTATCCATCGCACCACCTTGATTAAAATACTGAACCACACCGCCTTGATTGTAATTTATACCGCCAAGTTGCCCTCCTGGACCTCCAGCGGCATACGGGCGGCGCTCAAACGAGCCTTGACCATCTTCTTCTTCTTCATCTCCAGCTAACAACTGTGCAACTAAGCCAGCAGCAAGACCCTCACCCATTCTAGTGTTTAACAACTTAAATAACATATTTTCTTTGCCCGGTTCACCTGCAAATCCAAGACCTTGCAATAATTCACCAGACATTGTTTTAGCGGCTGTAGGCTTTGAAACACTTTGTATGGCATTACTAACAACACTTTGTGGAATAGATGTTTGCCCCGTTCTTAGAGCAATAGGATCAGAGGCCATGTTTCTTGCATATTGAAGAGGGTCAATTGATGATTGACCTGCCCCTGCTCCTGCCGTTGCTCCAGCTTGCCCCATGCCGCCAAAAACTGATTGTCCTAGTCCACCAAGTAACGCTGATTTAAGAGCATCTTTAGGCTTTTGTCCTGTTAACAAACCTATGGCACCAGATGTTAGAGCGCTTTGTATAAACGGGCTTCCCATTATGCCACTAGCACCCAAAGCTTTGCCAGCAACGGGGCCAAGAAAAGTACCAGCAACAGCAGGAAGAGCAACTTTTACAAGATCATCAAGAAATCCCATGACTGGATCCTTTAACTAAGAACAATTGTTCGTGTTTAGACTTTAACATTATTACGCTTTCTCTACAAGTATCGTCAATTATGACACTGTTACGGTGACAGTTCCCAAAGATGTGGTTCCTTCAACGCTTCCTGAATAAATTTCATTCTTCTCTACTATTCGTAAAAATCCAGCCTCTCCAACATAAAAATCACCAGCTTCTAATACGTTTGCAGCACCTGAACTGGATATACCCTGAAAGTTTACATCTGCTGATCTTACCTCGTCTATTAACTGTTCTAATGTTCTTGCAAGTTGATTTACAAAAACTGCATCATATTCTGATGGCGCTATTGGCAATATAGGTCTTACAATTTTTTTTGTCATCGCCTACCATCTGCCCTCGCATCAAGTCTGGGAGCGCCAAGTCTCCAATTAACGCCAACTGCCGTATTTTCTACACGAATAGCCATCTGTCTGCCACGAGCGCGAAGATCAATTTTGTCAGTGTATTGCTCAACGGGACTTGTGGCTGTTCTAACAGCGCTACCAGACGGAGATTCCGTAAAAGCGTCACCACCAAAATCACGACTTTTTACAGTAAATAAAGCAGCAGGACTACTGGCAGAAGAGCCACTGAAACTTAAATCTGGCAGTATTCGACGAACCAACATAAATTGTTGCCCGTCGCCTATGTCAAAGTCGGATGATTCAATAAAAGCATTGATAGCAACAGCACTGCCTGTGCTAAAATCATCTAAACCATCTTCATGATCATACAAATAAAAATCTGCACCTGTGGCTTGCGGGAAGCTACGAAGACCAGAGGCTCTGTCATT